TTATGACTGTTTCAACACGAGCGCAAGTAATTACACGTCGTACATATAACAGACCAATCTCAGACGACGGAAAACAATTTGAGACTTGGCAAGATACGGTCGGTCGCGTTATCGAGCACCAAGCTTGGTTATGGGAGCGAGCCGTAGGTCGTGAACTAAACGACAAAGAATATGAAGAACTTTATGATCTTGAGCAGCTAATGCTTGATCGCAAAGTGCTAATGAGTGGACGTACACTGTGGCTTGGTGGTACAACCGTTGCCCAGACTCGTGAGGCCTCTCAATTTAACTGTAGCTTTACACACGTAGAAACTGTCTACGACGTAGTAGACGTTCTGTGGTTGCTGTTACAAGGTTGTGGCGTTGGATTTAAGCCAATCGTAGGTACACTAAATGGATTCTCAAAACCAATCAAGAATATTCGAGTGGTTAGAAGCGCACGCACATCAAAAGGCGGACGTGAGCATAACGTCGAGACTTGGGATAGTGAATCCCGTACTTGGACGATTAGTGTTGGAGACTCAGCAGAAGCATGGGCCAAGTCTATTGGAAAACTCATGGCTGGAAAATATCCCGCTGATACGCTCGTCCTGGACTTTTCGCAATTACGTCCCGCTGGTGAAAGACTAAAAGGCTATGGCTGGATTTCTAGTGGAGATACTGCTATCAGCACTGCCTATGTTGCTATTGCTAACATTCTTAATGGCAGGGCCGACAGTCTTCTTACTCGTATGGATATTCTGGATATCGTTAATCATCTGGGTACCATACTTAGTTCACGTCGCAGTGCAGAAATTGCTCTATTCGATTACGGACAACCCGAGTGGGAAGAGTTTGCCGTTGCAAAGAAAGATTGGTGGCTACACGGTAACGCTCACCGCCAGCAAAGCAACAACTCCCTAGTATTCAACGAGAAGCCTCTGCGCAAAGATCTGGAAAAGATTTTTGATATGATGCAGAAAGCAGGCGGTAGTGAGCCAGGATTCATTAATGCCGTTGAAGCTCGTCGTCGTGCTCCTTGGTTCAAAGGCGCTAACCCTTGCGTGGAAATCTTGCTTGGCAACAAGTCGTTCTGTAACTTAACAGAAACCGATATTGCTAAGTTCAAGGGTGATACAGCTGGACTACACGAAGCTATCCGTTTAGCTGCTCGTGCTAACTACCGTCAGACTTGTGTTAACCTGCTAGACGGTATCCTGCAAGAGTCGTGGCATCTAAACAACTACTTCTTGCGCTTGTGCGGAGTTGGTTTGACAGGTATTGCTAAGCGTCCTGATATGACAGGGTACGACTACGAGTACTTGAAGCGTACAGCTACCAGTGCTGCTATTGGTATGGCTAACGAGTTGGGCTTGCCTGCTCCAAAGAACATTACTTGCGTTAAGCCATCTGGCACGCTGTCGAAGATCATGGATACAACTGAGGGTGTTCACAAACCTCTTGGTAAGTACATTTTCAATAATGTTCAGTTCTCTAAATACGATCCAGTTGTTGAAGTTCTGCGTCAGGCAAACTACAATGTTATCAACCATCCTACGGATGACAGCGGTGTGTTAGTTACTTTCCCAGTAGAATGGGAAGACGTACCTTTCCACAATGTTGATGGCAAAGAAGTCAACCTTGACAGTGCAGTAGATCAGCTTGAAAAGTATAAGCTAATCCAGAATTCGTGGACTCAGCAAAATACTTCGGTAACTATTAGCTACGATCCTAGCGAAGTTCCTGCTATTATTGATTGGTTGATTGATAACTGGGACAGCTATGTCGGTGTTAGTTTCATCTACCGCACCGATCCAACTAAAACGGCTAAGGATCTGGGTTATCTATATCTTCCACAAGAAGTAGTAGATGAACAAACCTTTAAAGAGTATGTCTACAACCTGAAACCTGTTTCGTTAGATAATGCTAACAGTTTCGATGAAATCATGGGTGAAGAGTGCTCAACGGGAGCTTGCCCAATAAGGTGACCTAGTAGAAAATTTAGTTTGCATAACTTATGCTTAGATAGTATAATTATATTATCGGACAGGACATGATTTATGCAATGCGGAATTTATTTATTAAAATTTTCTAATAGTAGCTTTTATATAGGGCAATCTGTTAATATAAGTAGGAGATTCAGGGAACACTGTATCTCCCTTATAAAAGGAAACCATAAAAACTATAAAGTACAAAACGCATATATAGAAACTAAAAGTTTACCTATATTAGAAATACTATGTGAATGTAAAAAATCAGAATTAGATAGATATGAAACTGAAGCCTTTGAGATATTTGATCCGTGTGTTAAAGGGTTAAATATAGCTTTACCTGCAGGAGAGTTTCCTACAATGTTAGGTGAAACCAACGGATTTTCTAAGTATTCAGATAAAAACATAGTAGAATTAGTAAGGTTTTTACTTAGATATCCAGATAAATCTTTAAAAACATTGGCCGACGAATACGGTATTCATTACTCCACAGTAAAAAATATCGCTAATGGCACTAGCCATACTTGGCTGTTAGATAAGATTCCAGAAGAGTATGCGAAATTAATATCTATGAGAGGTACCAGAGCCATAAATACCTGTGGTAGTTCTGGAAAACTATATACTATAATATCTCCTGAAGGTATTATATATAATATAGATAATATTACCTTATTTGCACAGCAACATAACCTTAACCGAGGTGCATTGGGGCAAGTGCTTAATGGTAAATATAAACAACACAAAGGCTGGAAATCAGCCACGACTTATTAAAAATTATGCAAAATCAAAATCTTACTTTTACCTTTCAACTTACGCTTGAAGAAACTAATTTCATTCTTGCCGGTCTACAAGAACTTCCTGGCAAAATCTGCAACCCTCTGAGTGAAAAAATTAAATCTCAGGCTCAGGAGCAGATTAATGAAATGCAAGCTGCAGAAGCCGGTGAACAAAAAGCCGCTGAGTAAGCAACAAAAAAGCCCCGATAACGCAAGTTATCGGGGCTTTTTTCATTCTGGCATATCGCCTTCGTCTTCCATTTCTGGTACTAGCGTAGCGCGTAGCATCCAGCTATGTTTTGCATGAGCATCTTGACGATCAGCAAGGAAGTTTGCTAAGCCATACTTTTTATTTGCGTCTGCTTTTTCGTAAGCAATGGCAAACATCTGCTCTAGGTTCTCACTGTCTGTTAGGAGAGCTTGGGCCATTTCATGACAGTCCATTGGCATTACGTCTGCACCGCCAACAGCACTGATCTTGTTTAAGGCACCAAAGCTAGCTGGTGCATATGCTTGGATCTTGCGAATGTTTTCTGCAAACGGGTCAATGGCATCACCGACTTCTTCGTAGATGTCACCAAATAACTCGTGCATTTGTTGAAAGTACTCGCCCTCTACATTCCAGTGAAAATTCTGTGCTTTTAGGTAAAAAGCATATTCACTAGCAAACGCAGCTTTTAGATAGTTAATTAAATCTTCCATAGTATTTCCTAATGCTAGTGCGTTCGTAATTACTAGCCCTTTGCCTTCTCTGGCACGCATGATTTGGTCCCGTTTGGTTTTACTCCACGAGTATCCGCCATCGCCGCCCCATAAGTCCCAGGCAACACGACCCTTGCTTGGATAACCTTCTTCACCGCTATTAAAGCCAGTAGCTTGCTTGTCTGGTTCGTGTCGACTAAAGAAAGAGTACATACGCAACACCGTGCGCTCACTTAATTTCTCTCGCTTAACCAGCTGGTGTGCTCTGGCAAGTCCGACGGCAGTGCCGCCAGGTTTGCCTTCTTCTTTCCACTTTAGCGCTCTAGCTGCGGCTGAAGCCATGCCTTCGGTGGGTTTTAAGTCTAAATCAGCCATATCAATTTTTATACGCTAAAATAATTTGTTTACACATACGACTACGAACAATGTCATCGTCCATAAATCGTACAACCTCAATGCCGTCAATATGTTCTAATCGCTTAACCGCATCTGATAGTCCACTGTCTGGAATATCGCTTTGGTCTACGTCGCCACTAATAATCATTTTGCAATTCTTACCAATACGGCTTAGTAGCATTTTCATTTCTTCACGAGTTGCGTTTTGTGCTTCGTCTACTAAAACAATGCAGTTATCAAAGGTCGCACCTCGCATAAACCCAAGTGGTCTTGGCTCAATATTTTTACTTTTTAGCGCATACTCATAAAAGCCTTTACCTAGGCTACGAGAAAACACTTGATCAAAAGGATCTAAATACGGAGCATACTTTTCTTCTAAGGTACCAGGTAAGAATCCTAGTCCGCGACCTGTTTCTACGTTTGGTCGAGTTAAGATTATCTTGTCAATACGTCTGTGAAATAACTCACCTGCTGCAAATGTTGCAGCAACGTATGTTTTACCTGTACCAGCAGAGCCTACCCCAAAAATTATCTCATTTTCTTGTATAGCTCTTAAATATTCGCCTTGAATAAAGTTTAATGGTTTTACGTCTTTGAAACCATATTCTACTGGATTTGTATTTTCAGCAGGTACTTTACCACGTCTAGCTTTTTTACCACTTGCCATAAACTTCCTTGTGTGGTTGATGAAATCGGCCTGTAGCATATATTATAACAGGCCGAGTTGGTTAGGTCAATCCAAAATTTTACTTAGGTGGAACCTTGGTTCCTTCTAGCTTTTTATGAATTTTTACCTCTTTACAAACCTGTTTGGTTTTCTGAGTCTTTGCATCTTTTTGATCAACGCAAACTTTTTGCGTATCCGCAGCAAAAACGGTGGCGCCAAAAAGCGCAATAGAAAGACCTACAATTACTTTACGCATTTAAATCTCCGGTTGAGGGGCTGGCATTGGGGCTGGCTTGCCATTGATATATCTTATTTCACCGCTGGCGGCACTGGTGCCGTTAAATCCAGGAGTAGTGGTAAACACTGGATCGTGTCGTGGTGGAGGCGGCACATAAGAAGTTTTTGCAGCTGCTGCTGCATTTTCTTGTGCTTGCTTCATCATGGTAACTGTTGCATCCACTTCTTCCTTGGATCTGCCTGCTAGCATGATACCGCTAAGGGTGCCGGTTAGGAAAGTAGCAATAGGAACTATAAGCTCAAAAAACTTTTGATCTATAGGACTTATAGCGTTTAGTGGTTGAGTTACGAAAATTAGGGAGTACAGTACAACAAATACAATTCCAGTTAAAGTTAATGCAAGGCATATGCCTATGAAAAACTTTAAACGGGCCATTAACTGTTCATCTGTATATAAGAACTTTTCATTTGACACACGTGGCTCCTTGTGCTTGAACAGGTGTTGGTGTAATTTGCGGAGCATCTGCTGGACCTAGTCTAGGGTCACGCTGACCCTTAAATATGTGTTCAGGGCAAGTACGAGTTACATCGCACTTTGGTTTTTGACAAAAAGGCTTATCCCAGTTTTCTGGGTCTTGGCAAGGGTATCTGAATCTATCTCCGCTGAAGTAGGCTAGACCTAAGGGCAGAATTAATAGCAGTACCAGCCACTTTAATAATTTTAAATCATTCATAGTACCTCATTTTGCTAGTGGATTATCCATTGCCTTTTGAATTTTTGAATCAACTTCACGTTGAATTGCTTTAATAGACTGGTCTAACTCTCTGCTGTTGCGTCGCAGTTCCTGCTGTACTTCTTTTACGCTTTGATCAGTATCTCGTTGACTTTGCTTGACGCTACGCTCTACGCTGTCGACTACATTTTCAAGTCTGCGTATATCGCTTTTTAAGTCGTTTTTAATATCTTGCGTATATTGTACGGACTTTTCACTGTTTTGAGCAGTTAGTTCCATTTTCTTATTAAGCTCGCTTAGGTCGGGAGCTACGTATTCTGTAATACGTTTTTTCATCCCAACGTAGTCTTTGTAGACTTCAAAGGTTCCATAAAGTCCGCCTAGTATAGAACTTACAATAGTTGCTGCTACCATAAGTTTTGCAGGAGTAAACTCATATCCGCCGATACTAATAATAGTATCTTTACTAGCATACTTTTTAGTGGCTGCCTCTAATTTATCAACCTGCTTATTAATATCTTTTAGATCATCGGACATAGTGCCTCACTTGTTGGTAGAGTTTTCAAATCTTAGGTTTTTAAGATCGTTTAACTCTTTTTCCAGCTTTATAACTTCCATTCGCTTTTTACGAAGTTCAAGCTGATATAGCTCATTACAATCTAATCTAGTTCTTGGAGCTCCAATAGGTACTGTAAGTCTTGCATATACTCCCACATCTTTATTTGGTTGAGCATTTGCATCAGTCGTAACAGTATTAGTGCCTCTATTGACAAATCCTACAACGCC